GTTTCAAATAAACGAACAGAGTTCAATTTATTGATAGCGTCTGCAAGTTGATTTCTGATGTGACCCATTGGATCTTCACCAGCAGCTAATACAGCTACATCATCAACAGCATAAGCAAAACCTCTGTGACAGATAGTTGCGATCTGCGTATCTGTACCGATTTTTTGAGGTGTTAGATAACCAGCACCACTTGTTCCCCATGTACCTGTACCATCTAAGATTTCTTCAGTTGGTGCAATTGGGTTAAATTCTGGAACTTGTATTCTTGTTCCTCCTGCTGTTGCATCAAGCAAAGCATTACGGACTACAGCACCAGACTGTATAAATAGGCTACGCTCTTTAATAGCTTGAGAAACGTAAGCACTAAAATTATTTCTCTTAACGATGTCCGCTAGTAGGACACCGCCAGTATAATTCTGAAACGGAGCAGCCATTCAGATTTACCTTAATAAGTTTTGCGATACCCTAATCACGGATAAGGGGGTCAATTTCACGGAAATTAACTATTTAGTTTGAGCCTCTTGCTTGAGCACGGCTGCAAGCTGTGGGTCTTGTTCTGATATTAGCATTTGTTGTGTTATATTGCCCGTTTTCCAAGGATTTGGTTGACCTCCACCAGCATTTGCAACAGGGCTTGGTTTTGCACCCATTCCAGCAGCAGAACTAGGTTTAAAATGATGTTCCCAACCACTACCAGGGTTTTTGAGACTCGTGAGATAGCTAGTAAGATTCTGCTCTACACCACCATTTAGTACAACTACTTCTCCGTTAGCGTTTTTTTGTAACTTATTTTGTAATAAAGACAGAGTTTGTTCTGCATTTATCGCTCCAAGATTACTGATGGCTGCAAGTGCTGTTGTTTTAGTAGATGCAACTTCATTGGAAGTTTTTAAATCCTCTAATTGTTGAGATAAAGTCATTATCTGTTGCTCTTTTTCTTGGGCTGTTTTATTAGCCTCTTCCCAAAGAGTTTTCCATTGACCTTGATCTTCAAGTTGCTTGGTGCGTTCAGCTTCTTTTTTCTTATAAACTTCGTCTAATTTAGCCTTTGCACCTTTAAATTTTTCTTGTTCATCTGTAACTTGTTTCTGCAAAGCAGCTAATTTTGCTTCATATTCTGCTTTTACGGAAGTAAGATCAGGTGCAGATGGTTGGGCTGGTTGTGAAACAGTATCAGCCACGGGCTGTTCAGCGTTGGTCACAGACTCAGGCTGAATGACTTTTTCTTCGAGGGCCATTAATTATTCAGT